TTGAATTTAGGCCGCGAGGCAGTTTTTTGGACAATTTTTTATATCCAATATGCTTTGTGGTTTTCTCGTCCTTATATTAATCAATTGTTTAATATTAGTCGACAAATTTTATCTTTTATCATTCAGATGATTTTTATGTTTTTTGCATTCTTAGTTTATTTCTTTGGTGTTGATATTTATGCATGGCTTGTTACTTATACTAACATAGTTAACATGCGTAATTATATGATGTATGGCAAAACTGAAACTTCTGGGTACTACGGTGCCTGTAGATCTGTTTTCTTCGCCAAATCGTATGATACTATCAAATTCCGTTGGAACAAACTCATGTATCATTTAGGTTTTGGATCTTATAGTGGTGTTATGAACCCCTCTGTAAACAATATGATTATTACTTTCACAAAGGTGATTGCTGCTCTGGCTGTTGTCAAACTAGCAAGTGATTTCATGAAATCTAAACCTAAATTACAAGGTGGAACTGCTCCTAAATCTACTCCTGCTGAAGTGGAAGAAAAAATTGTTAAATTTGTCTCTGAAGCGACCGTTGAAAAGCCTGTTGAGATCGCTGATTTTGAGTCTTTATGTGCTGTTGGTACTGGATTTGTTAGAGTCCCCAACAAAGTTGCTACAACTTGGAATACTTTGACGACTAGTCATAGTAGTAAGATTAAGACCGAAACTGAACTCAAAGCTTTGAAAGCTATGACAACTGCGAATACTAGGTACTGTACATTGACAAATGGCACAGATACCTGGTTTACTCATATTTTAGGTTTGAAAGGTAGCATTGCTATCGTTCCTACTCATTGTTTGAGAAGCAATTATCATGGTGTCCGTATGTGTGTTTCTATTTCTGGTGGCTTATTGCCACAAGGAGTTGATAAGTATCACATAACGATTCTGAGCCAATCCAATTCTATTGATTTGGGTGCTGATATTTCAATGATCAATTTGTCTTCTGTTAGATTTCAAAATTTGATCCCATTCATTGCTGAAGATAAGATTTATCCTTCTTCCATTCCATGTATTTCACATACTGGTGTTGAATCATATGGCGCTTTTGTTCCCTCACAAATTGCAAATCACAAATATACTCTCTTATTTTATAAGGATCTCATTTCTTATAATTATCCTGGCCATAAAGGTGGTGACTGCGGTCAACCACTGATTGCTAAGAAAGATAGAGGATATTGTGTCGCTGCAATGCATGTTGCTGGTCATGATAATCTTGATTTAGGATATGCCTTATGCCTCGAGAAGAGAATTCTTGTTGCATCTATGGAAATTTTGTTAAAAAGTACATCAATGTTACCCATTTCATCTGAAAGTTCAGACTTGAAATTTGATTTGGGCTTGCCTTCAAGTAGATCACCATTTCGTTATGAGGATTTATCCGGAGTAGAATTTTATGGTACTTTATCAGGCATGACTATGATAAACTCTAAGTCTAAGCTTGTTAAAACAAAAATCTTTGACATTATCCCACAGATCTTTTCTGATGCTTGTGATTATAAGATGGATAAAGTTTTTTGCCCCCCAATGATGAAACCTTTCACCGTTGAAGGCAAATATTTCAATCCCTATAATATTGCATTAGTCAACATGGCTAAACAAAAGAAAGCTTTGGATCAGGAATTGATGAATGATATTGTTGTCGAATTAACAGATTACATTGTTTCAGAATTGCGCTCTAAAGGTCATAAAGATTGGTCGCCATTGTCACTACATTTAGCAATAAATGGTAGTGCGGAGGATAAATTTTTACGACGTGTTACTGCATCTACTTCTGCTGGTTATGGTTATCCCGGAGCCAAGAGTAAATATTTGCCATTGTTACCTGATAGTGATGATAGAGAAGCAAATGATTTGTTGAGACATCGTCTTGCTGTTATGGCCACTCGGTACATGAAAGAAGAAACTAACTTTTGCATTTATAAAGCACATCTTAAGGATGAGCCTAGAGATATTGAGAAGGTTAAGCAAGGAAAAACTAGAGTTTTCTATGCTTCTTCTATTGATAATTTGATTCTTAGTCGAATGTTTTTAGCACCTTACTATACAACTATGGTTGAACACTCCAGTGTTTTTTCCACTTGTGTAGGTATTGATATGCACACTCAAGCAGATGAATTATACGATGATCTTACTGAATTTTCTGCTTTCCATATGGAAGGTGATTATGGAAAATTCGATCAATCTATGCCTTTTGATATTAGTCGAGCTTCCTGCAGCGTTATTTATAACGTTTTGGAAAAGATGGGCTATAATCAAGCTGCTCTGAGAATTGTTAAAGGTATTCTCAGTGATTCTTTATTTCCTATTGTTGATATGAATAATGATTTATTATGCAACCCTGGTATGCAACCTTCGGGAAAGTATGCTACTGCTGAGGACAATGGAATGAAAGGTTTACTTTTATTGATGTACGCTTGGTATAAAATGGTTGGGCGTGATACCCCTTTTTTCGAGAATAATCGTCCCAAAACTTATGGAGATGATGTCTTGAATAGTGTTAAACCTGCGTATACTCATATTTTTAACAATGTTACATATGCTAAATTTGTTGTTGAAAACTATGGTATGGAATATACTAGTGCTGCGAAAGATGGTCGATTGACTGAATTTGTACCGGCGGACAAAATGTCATTTTTGAAGAGAAAATTCGTTTACTCTGAAGAATTTGGAAAAATTGTTGCGCCATTAGATATGAATTCTATTATGAAAGCCTTTATGTGGACTATTCCTTCTGATTATGTTTCTGAAGAAGAACAAATCTTTTCTACTGCTACTTCGATGATGCGAGAACTTGTGTTTTGTGTTGATCCTGTTACTCATGAGAAAATTAGAATTGCCATCTGTGATGCATTGATCACAAACTTCAAACTTGATTCTGTTCGAGTTATGCGAGACCTAAAAACTTTTGCACGGATTAGAGATGAGATTTTGGAGAAAAAACCAAAAACTGAAACATACGTTGATGAATTATTGGGTAATGAAGATTGAGATCTTCGTTGCCTTATAGACGTATAGCATGGCCTCTCACCCCATTTAAAAATTGGTGAATCTCAAATCCGGTGTATGCTTAGGTCAGTGTGCATCGAGGAAAATGACCGACTGACAAAGAATTATATTACAGAATTAATGAATTGAGAGGAGAAATAAAATCTGAAGAAGATATTATTTTTGCGCTCCCGTTTGAGTTTAAGAATGTTCCGATTAGTGTATTGAAGCGAAGTGATCAATATTATCTTAATCAACGTTTTCGATTACTTGTTGATAAGTTTACCTTATTACAAAGTAGTTTGCAGTCGAAAATTGCTACCCACGAAATGCTCGTACGCATTTTGAGCAAACGATCATTCACCCAGATTCGTGCGGAATCTGGAGAGTTGAAAGATGGATCTATTTCTGATAGTGTTGTTGAGACTTATGGCAACATTACAGATGTTGGCGGTGATACCGTCGACGAATCAAAATACGGATTCTCTGCGAATACAGTTACTCTTCGAGATACTGATTTACAGTTGTCACGCTTTTTTGAAAGACCCATCCAACTACTCGCGATGAATATCCCCAATGAGACCAATTATGATGCTGAAATTGAAATATGGAAACAATATTTTTTGAATCCTACAGTTAGAGCAAAATTGAGGAATTATGGATTTATACGAGCTGATATGAATATTAGAGTTGCAGTTTCTGGAACTCCTTTTCATTCTGGTCGTTTGATGGCTACTTATTTACCTTGTCATCTAAATAATCCGTCTTACACTTTTTATCAAGCAAATGCTGCTCTGAGAGATAATTACCTTAAATATTTATCTACCGTGAGAGGCACTTCTGTTATTAATGTGAAGGACAATATTCCTTTAGAATTAAAGATGCCATATATTGCTGTGTCGCCGATGCTAAGATTATTTAATCTTGCTACTCCAGTCATATCTGATGTGACAGCGTTTGAGGATACGGAAAATATGGGCACTCTTTTGCTCAAAACTTTGAATCAAGTTCACTCCATTTCTGAAGGTACTTCAACAAATACATCTGTGTATGTATACGCTTGGCTAACAAACGTCGAGTTGGGTTGTGCAACAGGTACTGTAGTGCAAGTCACCACTGAAAGTGGTGATGAGCGCAAAACAGGTCCTATCGAGAATATTTCTTCTCGTGCACAACAAGTGTTGAATTCCATTTCTTCTATTCCCTTCATTGCACCTTATGCTAAGCCTTGGGGAATTATGGGTAAGGGCGTCTTGGTTTAAATACTAATTCTTTCATCCGACTCAATCTCAG